GGCACCTGGATGCGACCATAGACGCGCCGAGGCCGGTCTACGGAGGGGGCCATATGCATAGGAGGCGCGGCCTGTGCAGGCCCAAGGGTGCAGGCCGTGTCGCCTGCAAGGGCTGTAGGGTAGGTATACTACACATAGTATATGTTGTTTTAATGTGTTGTCTAAATGTTACACTGCACCCCCGCACACACGGGCGTAGATGTACTGCACAGTTGGTCCGCACTCTGCAGGGTGCAGGGTGCACGCTCCTGGCACGATCCTTGTCTGTGCTTGAATTCGTCACATTCTGCCGTCTAGCGTCACCCGTGCAGGGTGCCGTGCAGGGGCGGCACATACTGCCGTCTAGCGGCACCTAGCACATACTATGCCATAGTAGAGTACCCATGCTCCCATTGTGGTCTTGCCGGCATTGGCCCCGGCCCGGTACTGGCCCCGCACCCTACAGAGCCCCGGCAAGCCTGCTAAACGCGACCACAAGCGCTCCAGGCCCACCCGGTACTACCCTAGCAGCTACCGCCACCCTCTCGCCCGCCTACGGCCCGCTAATGGGTCCGTCCAAATACTTGGCCCCCGAGCGGCGTCTTGGCACGGCCCTTGCTCTATGTACCTGTGCAGGGGCCGACCGGCCCTTGCCAAACCACCACCATTGGAGTTGAAAAATGGCAAAGCGTAACAGCACGAAAAAGGCCGCGCAAGCGCCTAGCACGCCCGTTGTGACCACGCCCGCGCAAGCGGCCCCGGCCCCGGCCGAAAACAAAACCACGGCGATTACGCCCGCGCAGGTTGCGGCGAATGCCGTGGCCCCGGCGAAAGCGCCGCGCTACGTTACGCGGGCGAATTTCCACCTGCAACAGACCGTGGCGACCGTTGTGCCCAACCCGAAACGCGCGGGCTGTGCGGCGCATACCGCGTTTGGATTTTACGTGCCCGGCCAGACCTTGGCCGCGTGCATGGAAAATTCCGCCAAGGCCGGGCACAAGGGAAAATTTGCCTTGCTGACGGCCAACATTGCGTGGGATTTGGCCCACGGGTTTATTACGCTGAACCCGGTTGCCACGGCCCCGGCCCCGGCGACCACCGAAACCGCCAAGGCGTAAGCCTAGCCGAAAAGCCACTAGCCCCGAAAGGGGCTTTTGGCATTTCTAAAACCGACTGTGAATGCCCCGGCCCACAGTGATTTTAGAAATGCCCACCCAACGGCAGAAAAAATAAATCTTTCTCCTTAGGAAAATAAAATGATGTTCTTAATCGAAATCGTTATTCTGCTTTTGCCCCACGGCAAATTTCGTGCGGTTTGTTCGCACACCCTGAAAAAGTTAAAAAGATGACCCATCGTGCCGCCCCTGCGGTATAATGGTCTTGTTGCACCCCACCACGAAGGAGAATTAGAAATGATGTATAAGAACAGAAGGAACATGGAATATCCCGGCCTTGTGCGGGCGATCCATGCGTTGGTTTCGTGTAACCTTGCCACCGGTCCGGTACACATGAAAGATGTTACGGATCGTGTAGGTCTTGAATACCTGCCGGAAGAGCTTGACGCGCAGGCGGCAAGCGACGATCTTATGGCAATGGGCGACAGCGAATTCTTAGAAGCTGTTGATGGTGAACGCCCGGCCCCGCAGCACAACCCCAACACCGAAGCGGTGTTGGATTGGCTTTTCGGGCGTCTCTAACATGGCCATCCGTCTACACGTTTTCGTCAGTGCTGCCGGGTTTAGCAAGACGACCCGATGGTACAAGACCCTGAAAGGTGCCCAAAGCGCCGCGCACTTCTGGACCGGGGCGAAGCCCTGGATAGAAAAAGACCCCACGGGCCAGATTATCGCCACGGGCCAGAGCCACCTTGGCCCCACGAGCGTCAGGACCGAAGGCTTTAGCGGCCAGTGGCAGACCATCTGGCCAGAAGGAGTGGAGCTATGACCTTTGATCAAATTCCCGTTGGCACGGCATTCCGGACCAACGATAAAGAGTTTTGCCTGCGCGTGGCAGGCACGGAGTTCCCCTGGATAAAGGTGGACGACCGCCACGCAACCTATGTCGGCCGACCGAACCCTAGCCTCGCGATGGGGAACGTCCGGTGGTACGGCAACCAACGCGATCTCACCACAAAGGAGAATTAGAAATGACTTGGAAAATGGGTGCATCCCTCTACCCGCGCCACGGCGACGGGCCGTTGAATTTACCCTCGGCCGCAGAACAAGCCGATAACGAATTGCAGGCCAAGTGCCGAGCAAGAAATATAGAAATCTTCTACCTGCGGGGCGAAGAGCTCAAGCGATTCAAAGGTGCCGAGGCAGACTGGCCCGAAGAAGAAGGTTGGTACTGGTGGTCCTGTTCCCCCGGCTGTCTGCCAGATGGGGAAGCTGCGGGGCCGTACAAGACCAAGCGCGAAGTTTGCGAAGCCGCACTGGTGGATAACAATGTCTAACTACCTCTGCACGAAGTGCGGGGAAACGGCGTTCAGTAAGTGCGCCGCTTCCCGCAATATCTTCCCCTCTAACGAAATTGCCACCATGTACGGAAACATGGTGACGATGGACGTCAACAGGAAAGGGGCCAAGGACGAACGCTACCGGCGCAGCGCCCACGATTCCAACCTGTGGGAAGCGACGTTCACCTACACGATGCTCGTGCATGCGGACGACGAGGAAGAAGCCTACCGGCAGGCCAATTTCGCCAGGAGAATATCCCTGCCGGAAGAACTTGCGAAGATCGTAGCCTGTAACCATCGGTGGACGCTTACCGCGCCCAAGTGCGAAATGGGATGCTGTACACGAAAGGAAGAAGATGGACTTTAACCGGATTCACCAGACCAACGTGGCGATTGAATATCTCAAGTCCGCCAAGAAAATACTGGAAACTATCGGCCCAGAAGAACGGGCCGTGTACGACGAGCTTATGAAGACGGCCCCGCAGGCACCGAAAAATAAAACGTTCCTCGTAAACGCGGCCTCGTTGGAGGATGCCAACGATTGCATTGGCGAGGCATTGGATTACTTGAAGCAAGTCACTCTTTAGAAGTTCGGGCCGGGGCAAAATTAGAACTTGCATTCGGCCTGCTTCGAGCGTACAATGTATGTATAGCAGAAGTTTCACACCACGAAAGGAGATTCAAATGTACGGACAGCTGAAGAAGTTGGTAGACCGCGCTGCGGAAAAGGGCTGCGCGATTTTGATCTTCCCCGCAGGCGACGGTGGATACAACATTGACCTCGGCAAGCCGACCAGTCCCGAAAAAGAAGGCTACAAGGACGACGGATGGCTCGGCCACGGGGCCACGTTGGACGAAGCCATTGAAGAAGCATTGAAGAGCACCATCTAACTCAACCGGGCCGGGGCAACCCGGCCCACCCACCAAGGAGCAGGAATGAACATCGCAGGCACAGTTCGCTACGCGCCCTCCCAAGGCGCGTTGCAGATCAAGAACTTTACGAACGCCACCAATGCCGATTTGGAGGCAGTGGCCCCGGCCATCTTCGCAGAAGCTCCGCACCCGGAGCGTACGAAGCACACGTACCAGTTCGTGAGTACGATACAGATGATCGAAGCCATGCGGCAGGAAGGATGGCAGGTCACCGCCGCAGGCCAGAAATTTGTTCGTGACATGAACCGTTGGGCCTATGCCCGCCACTTCATCCGGATGCGCCACCAAGATGCTCGTGGTGACGAGTTTGTGCCGGAGGCCATCATTATGAACGCCCACGACGGCACGGCGAGCTGGAAATACTTTGACGGCGCATTCCGCCATGTCTGTACGAATGGTCTGGTGTGGGGCGAGATCATGGGCAGCGTGAAGGCCCATCACACCATGCGGCAAGCCGGACCCCAAGGCGTGACTGCGATGCAGCTGAGCACGGAGTTTATGCGAGTGCTGCCCGAGAAGATGCGCATCGCCGAGAGGCTCAAGGATGCCGTCATTACGGAGGCACAGATGCACGCCTACTTCGCCCGCGCCATTGCGGTCCGGTGGCCGCACGGTTCCAGCGTCATCCCGGCGGACCTTGCGATGAGCCCGTGGCTGAAGGAGGATTATAACTTGTCAGCCTGGAGCGTTTACAATCACGCTCAAAGATGGTTGGTGACGATAGGCGGAGTACAGGGCGTGAACGCCAGTGGCCGCGTCTACGTATCTGCTCCGGTTAAACGAGTTGACGAAACAGTTCGCATTAACGTCGGCTTGTGGAATGCGATGCTGGATGTGGCGAATGTCCGAGCACTTGCGCCGCAGGCATAACGGCGAAACAAGGAACGTGAGCGACATTATGGTGGAGACTCGCTTGGGGCGCAGACTAAAGCATCCCGAGCTAGTCCACCATGTGGATGGGAATGTGAAAAACAACGACCCATCTAATCTTGTGGTGTGTCCCGACCAACGATACCACAAGCTCATTCACCAACGGACGGATGCTATGAATGCTTGCGGCAACCCAAATTGGTTGAAGTGCGAGTATTGCAAGAAGTATGGCCCCGCCAGTGAAGTGATCACTGTTGGGCGTTACAATCATCGTCATAGAGAATGTCACAATGCGGTACGGCGAGCGCAGCGAAAGGCGCTAGCTGAAAATAAAGATTCAAGAGTACGAAACGTAGTCTAACCACCACAGAGGAAAGCATGGAACCAATTATCGCAGCAAACGAACCCACCAAGGAAGAGCAGCTCGCAGACGCGGCCCGCCGTGAGTACACCACGGGCCTCCGTAATCTGGCAGACTTCTACGATGCCAACCCGCTGATCCCCATCCCGTCCGACCCCATCACGAACTACGCGGTCAACACGGACCAAGACGCACGTAATCTGGCGAAGGCACTGGGCACGTTCCGCAAGACCTACAGCGAGGATATCTTCACGATGTCCAAAGACTTTGGGTCCGTCAACGTTCGCTTTGTATTCTACCGCAAGGCCATCTGCAAGGCGAAGGTCGTGGGTGTGAAGACTGTGGAAGCGGTCCACGTACCGGCGCAGGAAGCATACATCATCCCCGCCAAGACGCAGGAAATCATCGAGTGGGACTGCGGAGCGCTCCTGGGCGAGAAGTCCAATCCCGAAGCCAACGACCCCGCGCCCGACGCGTAATCACCCTTGCTTGAAATAGGGGCGGGCTGCTATAATGTAGTATGCAACCCGCCCTTCTCTGGTCCAAGGTCAGCTCAGGCAATGACACCGAATGTTGGCCTTGGCTTGGAAGACAGAACGGTCGCGGGTATGGGCGATTCAACTATGGGTCCAAATCGTTTAGCGCCCACAGAACAGCGTGGGCGTTGACAAACGGTGTCATCCCCACGGGTATGTATGTCTGCCACACCTGCGATAATCGTCTGTGCTGCAACCCGGCCCACTTGTTTCTGGGGACGGCTCTACAGAATATACGTGACGCGCAGCGCAAGGGCCGTAGAAGTTCAGCACTTACGTTTCCCACCACAGAGGAGTTCCATGTCGAAAGATGCGAAGTTGATAGAAGAAGCAAAGGCGCTGCCCGATGTGACACTGGTAGAGGTCTACCAGATTACGCGGGAAAAGCGGCTTGCTTTGGACCGCCAGTCGGTCCTGTTTAAGGAAAGCGAAGACGTTTACAAGGACGAGCTGATCGCGCGTATGCGCGAGGCCAAGTCCGGCGCACTGGCGTCCACGAAGCACATGGTACGCCTGAATACTAAGGACGTCCCCACGGCAGGCGACTGGGGAAAGATCCGCGAGTACATCGTCGCTAATGGCGCGTGGGAGTTGATGCACGCACGGTTGACTGTCACGGCCATTGCGGAGCGGTGGGAAGCCGGGGAAGAAATTCCCGGTGTGGAGCACTTCGAGCAGTATTCCGTATCTATCTCCAAACTCTAAAGAGGTATCAGAATGGCAGAAGAAAGCACGGCAGTTGTGAACTGGACGGAGCGGTTGGGCAAGATTGCCGCAGCCACCGCAGCGTCGGAGGTCCTCAGCGGGAAGTTTATGTCGTTCAAGTCGGGCGTTATGTCCTACAACGACACCCCGCTGCCGGGGAACTCCATCGAGTGCGTGGTCGTGGGACACTGCCACGAGCGCACGTTCTACTCCAAGCCGTACAACCCCAACGTCATCACCGCGCCGGATTGCTACGCTTTCGGCATTGCGGACGCCGAGGGCAACGTGCCCGATATGGCCCCGCACGAGAACGTGGAGAAGCCCATCCACGAGACCTGTGAGGGGTGCCCGATGGATGCCTGGAAGAGCGATATTCAAGGCGGGCGCGGCAAGGGGTGCAAGGAGATTCGCCGGTTGGCTATCCTGCCGTTGGATATCCTGAAGGAGCCGGGGAAGATCATGTCGGCTACCGAGGCCTACGCCCGCGTGCCGGTGATGTCCGTGGTCAAGTGGGCGTCGTACACCCATCTGCTCGCGGCGCACAAGACGGCCCCGTTTGCCGTTATCACCCGGATGTTCCTGCTGCCCGACGCCCGCAGCCAGTTCACCGTTAACTTCGAGCTCAAGGCGAAGATAACGGACGATGATGTCCTCACGGCGCTGTGGAACAAGCACAGCCACATCATGAAGAGCATCAACTTCCCGTACGAAAAGATCGAGGAGGCACCCGCCCCGGCACCTGCCGGTCCGGCGAAGAAATCCAAGGTCGGTTAAACGTAGTCCACCACAGGAGGTAGAAATGGCTGGAAAGAAGCCCATTATCCTTGTCAATGGTACGGGCAGAGCAATCAATTCGCACTACTGCTACAAGCACGGAATGCGGGCCGCAACCCGCGCCATCACAATCGCTATGGAGGGAAAGCACAAGTTCGTCCAGATTTGGGATACCACCAAAGGCAAGGAAATCGCCTATGTGTCCCGAACCCACAACTCGGTCACGCTGTCCGTCAAACGGTAGGAAATGCCAACCATAGACTTTGAAACAAAGAGCATCGGGCTTCGGCCCGATGCTTTTCCACCTAAGAGCGTCGGGGTGGCAATCCAGTTGGAAGGTCAGCCCACAGGCCGATACTACGCCTACGGGCATCCAAGCCGGAACAACTGCCAATGGGAAGATGCCAAGCGAGCACTGGCGGATATATGGCATCAGCCCATCGTAACTCACAACGGGTCGGCCTTTGACCTGCTAATCGCGGCGGAAGAGTTTGGCCTGCCGTGGCCCAAGGAGTGGGAAGACACTCTGTTCGAGCTGTTCCTCCTGCACCCGCACAGCGACCTGAGCCTCAAGCCTAGCGCCGAGCGGCTGTTAGGAATACCGCCGTCCACCCGCGATGCAGTACGCGAGTGGGTCATGCTGAATGTGCCGGGGGCCAAGCTGAAGAGTTGGGGTGCCCACATCAGCGAAGCACCGGGCGACCTAGTGGGAGCATACGCGGGTGATGACGTCCGTATGACGTCCGGCCTGCACGAGCTTCTGCGCCCGCAGATAGAACACGCGGATATGGTGCGGGCGTACGAGCGGGAAAAACGCCTAGCACCCATCCTACATAAATCCAGTCTACGGGGAGTACGAGTTGATACGGAACTACTGGCAAGCGACCTTGAGTACTATAAGATTGTGCTTCTGGATGTTGATGTTGAAATACGGCGGGCACTTCGGACTCCGCATCTCAATATTGACAGCGATATCGACCTCGCCAACGCAATGGACGCGGCGGGGCTAAATCCTGCATGGGTGCTGACCCCTACGGGGCGGCGTAGCACTTCAAAGAAAAACATGGCTACCGCCATGCAAGGGCACCCGTTCGCTGCCCTATTGGGCTATCGTGGTTCGCTCAATACCTGCATCGGTACGTTTATGGAACCGTGGCTGCGACTTGCGGCCCGTACCGGGCGGATGTATCCAACCTGGAACCAAGTGCGAGGCGAGTACAGCCACGGGAAAGGTGGAGCACGCACGGGCCGGGCGACTTGTCAGGATCCCAATCTGTTGAATGTCCCCAAGCTGTTCGTAGCACCGCCTCCGGAGGGGTGGCCTGCGCTGCCGTTGATGCGCCGGTATCTACTCCCGGAGGAAGGCCATGTCTGGTGCCGTCGGGATTATCAACAGCAAGAGCTTCGCATCCTCGCGCACTACGAGGATGGGGAGATGATGGACCAGTACAACCTGAACCCCAAGATAGACTTTCACGACTTGGCGCGGCAGCTTATCAACATCAACACGGGAATAGAGCTGCCCCGTAAAGACGTGAAGACCACGGCGTTCAGCATTCTGTACGGGGCCGGGGCACCCTCCATGGCCGCGAAACTGGGCTGCACTCGCGAACGCGCACAGGAGTTGAAGAATGCGTACTATCAGGCCATACCGGGCATCCGAAAAGTGCAGAACGAAATTAAGGCTCTGGTCTATCTGGATAAGCCAATCCGGACTTGGGGAGGTCGTCTATATTATTGCGAAGAGCCCACGGTTGACCCCGAAACGGGTAAGCGCCAGACCTATGAGTACAAGCTACTCAACTACCTTATCCAAGGTAGTGCGGCGGATTGCACGAAAGAGGCCATCATTAATTATGACGCCGCTTGCCAAAACGGCGCATTCACGGTACAGGTCTATGATGAAATGAATATGTCCTGCCCGCCGGAGGACATGAAGAAAGAAATGGCTATCCTGTCCGAGTGCATGGCCGATGTAGAATTTGATGTTCCCATGCTGAGCGATGGCAGCTACGGGGCCAACTATCAGGACCTGGAGGAAACTATATGACCCAATATCAGATCAGCGATGATGGGGTAGCGCACATTGTTCGCAGTACGGCCAACCTAGGAAAGAAGCTTACACTAGAAAAGGCGCGGGAAATACGCATCCGTTACGCTGCCGGGGACATTTCGCAGGCCAAGCTCGCAACCATGTATGGAGTTACCCTGTTGTCTATCAGCAGCATAATCCGTGGCAAGACCTACCGGGAACCCAACACATGACTTGCATCATTACCGACATGAAGATCGGCAAGCATGGGTACGGGTACACTCACGCACGAGGGTACGCGCACCGCGAAGCCTACACGAACTTCTACGGCCCCATTCCACAGGGAGCGCACATCCTGCACAGATGTGATAACAAGGCGTGTGTGAACCCGGAGCATCTGTATTGCGGCACCGATAAAGACAATGCGCGTGATCGTGTGGCGCGTGGACAGCATCGCTGTAATCTTCAATCCGCATGGGCGAATAATGGCTCGCATGAGCGGCGTAAGCAGATGTCATTAGTCAGACTCCGTAGCTGCTATACGGAAGAGATAGCCCAACGACTTTGGAGAGAAAGATGGGAATAACGCAATGGTCGTACAGTCGCCTCAGCGCATATCAGCAGTGCCCGCAAAAGGTGAAGTTCAAGGTGATCGACAAGATACCCGATCCACCGGGGGCAGCGGCCGAGCGCGGAACCTACTGGCACAGCGTTCTGGAGAACTTCGTCGGGCCGGGGCATCTGGAGTTGCCCGAACCTGCCCCCGGTGCGCCTCAGTTAGAGTTGTTCCGCCCACAGTTGATGGCGCTGCGGGAAAAGAGCCCCAAGCTGGAGCTACAGGTGGCCTTCAACACGCTCTGGCAACCGACAGACTTCTTCGCGAAGGACGCATGGGCGCGGATGGTGTTTGACGTCCAGTATTACGATGTGCCGGAGTACACGGTCCAAACGATTGACTACAAGACCGGCAAGGTGAGCGCCACCCACGCCAATCAGTTGGACCTCTACGCCGCCGTGTCGTTCCTTATCTACCCGGAGGCGAAGGTATCCAAGACTGAAAATTGGTATCTTGACATTGGGCCGGGGGCCAAGCTCCAACGCACCATGAACAAGGCTGCGAGTCAGCATGTGCTGAAGCGGTGGGAGAACATCGCCAACGAAATGGCTATGGATGCAGAGTTCAAGGCACGGCCCGGTGCTCACTGCAAATGGTGCTCCTACTCGCGCAACCGGGGAGGCCCGTGTTCGTCCGGCTAGAAAGTGACCTAGAAAAGGCGATGTGTACGTATGCGGATAAGCTCCACATCCTGCACATCAAACTGAACCTACGGGGCAAGCGAGGCTTCCCCGACAGGCTGTATTTCATCCCCGGCGGGAAGCCGCTACTGGTGGAGTACAAGCGTGAAGGAGAAGAACCCCGCAGGTTGCAGACGTACATCCACGCTCAGCTTGTGTCCCTCGGCTACCGCGTGGAAGTTATAGATAACACCAAAGAGGGATTCGCTCTACTGGAAAGTACTCTAATCAAATGAAACCCGCCACAGTTATTCTTATCTATTGCGCCGCGTCCTGCATGTGCCTGATGGTCGGCATTGCATTCGGTGCCAAGTGGGAACGTGAGACTGCCGAGTTGGTGAAGACCGGCGTGATGTGCGTGTGCAAGCCATGAGCGAATATGTCTACTGGCTCTGGACTATGGCGATATTTCTTATCGTCTATCTGGTCATCCGGAGGTTCTTTCCATGACGCCCGCACTACAAGCCTTCGTTGATGAACTTGCCGCACTGCAAGAAAAAGTGCGTCTGCAAGAGGCTGAGATAGCCGTGCTGAAAAGTATGCGCGGACTAGACAGTCGTGTGATTGATAACACGATTGTACCCTCAGAAGTTCAAGTGTTTGGGCGGTCTATCGGGCAACTCGGTCGTGACCTTGACAGATTAAAAGCCTATGACCGTGCAGCGGGGATGAAATGAGTGAACCTTGGACCCCGCACGAATATCAGCTCCGTAGCGTCAAGCACTTGCTTGAACGTGGCGGAGCGGCACTGTTCCTTGACCCCGGTATGGGGAAGACTAGCTCCGTACTGGCTGCGCTCAAGGTTATCAAGACGCAAGGGGTGGGAGAAGGTTCTACGCTCGTACTCGCGCCCTTGCGCGTAGCCCAGAACGTCTGGCCGGGTGAGGTCGCTAAGTGGGCAGATTTCAACGACCTGTCCATCATCACCCTGCACGGGCCGGACAAAGACAGGTTACTCCGTACACCGGCAGACATCTATGTCCTGAATTACGAGGGGCTAGATTGGTTCCTGACCGCGCATGGAATAGAGCGCACCGGGGCCACCCGCCTAATCGTGGATGAAAGCACTCGGCTAAAGAACTCCCAGTCCAAACGATTTAAGGCGCTCCGCAAACACCTGAACGCATTCACGAAGCGGTGGATACTGACAGGCACCCCGAGCGCCAACGGACTGGAAGACCTGTGGGCGCAGATATTCTTACTGGATGGCGGGGCCGCACTGGGCCGGTACATCACGCACTTCCGGATGCAGTATTTCATTCCTCCTATGCCGGGTGGCTTCAAGTGGGAACCGCGACCCGGTGCAGCGGAGGAAATCTACGAGAAGATCAAACCGTTGTGTCTGCGGTTAGCAGCGGAGGATTACCTTGAGCTTCCGGAGTTGGTGAATGTCAACGTGATGGTGGATTTGCCCCCGGCTGCGCGTCGCACCTACGAGGACATCTACAACCACTTTATCACCGATCTAGCAAGCGGGGTCGTCACGGCGGCGAATGCTGCGGTGGCCGGGAACAAGTGCCTCCAGATCTGCAACGGTGCGCTCTACAGCCCCGCACCGGATTACACCATCCTCCATGACGCAAAGCTGGACGCGCTTATGGATCTGTTAGAGGAGCTCAATGGTGCGCCCGCGCTTATCTTCTACCAGTACGACCACGACCTAGCCCGAATTCAACAGCGCCTACAGGGCCGCGGAGCTTGGCTTGGGGGTGCTACCACTGCCGCCCGCCTTCAGGCGCTTGTGAACGGTTTTAACGCGGGTGCCGTGCCCGAATTGTTGGCGCACCCGGCCAGTGCGGGCCACGGGTTAAATCTCCAGGGGACATCCAATCACGTGATCTGGTTTGGCCTGCCGTGGTCGCTGGAGCTGTATGACCAAGCACTCAAACGGGTGTGGCGTCAGGGCAACCCGAACACCCACGTATTCATCCATCATATCCTAGCCAACGATACGATGGACATGAAGGTCCTGCGCGTGCTGCACGGAAAGGATAAGTCGCAGCGGGCGCTATTCGCCGCGCTTACTTCGTAGAGGAGCGATCGACGATAGTCCTTGCATTCCTTTAGGTCGGAGCGCATAATGGGGTTGCTGTCCACCACACAAGGAGGTCTATGCAACAAGCTGAAGTTCACCGTGGAGTTGAAGACAAGAAGTTCGTGATCGTCACAGACCGGCTCGGTGGCCGGGTATCCTACGTCGATCCAATGGCAGGTCCGACCATTGATGTTTGCACCATGAAGTCGGAGCAGTTCGCCAAGAAGTTCGTGTTGTCCAACCAAAACCCGGCTCACGCTGCCCGTGTGTGGATCGCTGGTCACAAGAAGATCAGCGACCGTGCCCGCGCCAAGCTGGATATCATCTCACAAACGGAGTATACAATGACACAGGAAGCACAAGCCCCAGTGAACACCGACGGAACCGCAGCCCCCGCAGCGCCCGCCAAGAAGTCCCGCAAGAAGGTCGCCACTGGCGAAGCGAAGCCCGCAGAGCCGCCGAAGCTGGATGCCGAAGGCAACCCCATCCCGGCCCCGGTGAAGAAGCGCAAGGCGAAGCCCGCCGTCGTACCGTACACGCTGGACCAACGGCTGAACTACGTGGCCCCGAACCCGAAGCGGGCAGGCTGCGCGGCGTTCGCCCGGTACGCGAAGTACGCCGTCGGCAAGTCGTTCACCGAGCTGATTGCCGAAGGTCTCACGCGTCCGGACTTTGCGTACGATCTGGCCCACGGGTTTATCAAGGCCGACGAACCGGCCCCGGCAGCGACCCCCGCAGCGTAATTTCCCGTCGCAGCAGTTAGACCCCGGCCTGAGTGCCGGGGTCTGATCACATTTGGAGGTCATCGAGTCATGCACATCTACATTCCCACCAAAGGTCGCGGACCACGGCTTCAGAAAACGGCAGATATTCTGGCCCCGGTATCCGTATTTCCCATCACACTTGTCTGCCCACCTGAAGAGGTTACGGGCTTTCAAGCTGCCGGATATACTGCCGTAGCCTGTCCGGCCGAACGCATTGGCGCGACGCGCCAGTGGATCATCAACAACAGCCCCGACAAGAGCGTCCTAATGCTGGACGACGACTTGGGAAACTGGGCCTGCCGCATTCCTGGCAGTCGCAAGTATCTGCCCGCCTCCCGGCCACAGCTTCACCAAACGCTGATGGATGTCGCGGCGGCGTTGGAGGAGTATGCTCATGTTGGCGTGGGGGCGAGGCTGTTCGCCAACAATCAGGAGGATACGGTCCTCAACGGGCGCATCACCCGTGCGTGGGGACTACGGGCCGATATCATCAAGGAGCATGACCTGAAGTTTACCTGCCCGGTAGACGACCTGGAAATGACCATCCAGCTGATACGGATGGGCTACTCCAACTGGGTCACGTACCTCACGGTGCAGGACCAAAAGGAAAGTCAGTCCCCCGGTGGCGCTTCTACCTACCGGACGCTAGAATATCACAACGCCTGCCACGAGCAGATCAACAGATGGCACCCCGACTACACCCGGCTAGTGGAGAAAGCAACAAAGGCCGGATGGTTTGACGGTAAGCCCCGCAAGGAAGTAGTCATCTCTTGGGGCAAGCTCGTGACGGACTGCTACCCGGCCCCCATCGCAGAACGTGCTGAAGGTCTGCCGCGCATCAGCCGTGGACCGCGTCAGCCATGAACATCGTAGACCTGAGCTACTTCATCAAGGAACGGGTGGAAATGGCCCTCCGCCGTGGCCGGGGCGAACCGCCCCCATGGACAGCGGATACCATCCTCCGCACGTATCGCTTCTGCAACGTGTACCGGGAGTGGGACCCCGTGTCGGAGTTCATCGCTGACTGGTTGGGACCGTATGCTCATCACTGCGAAGCGCGGGTGGCACTGGCACGATACATTAACGAGCCACGGACGTTGAAGACTCTGGGGCCGTGTTCCCCGTGGGAGCCTGCGGCTGTTCTAGCCAACCTGAACATCTGGCGCTCCAGTGGCAACCGGGTATTCAACCCCGCCTACATCGTCAGCACCAACGGTATCAAACAGGACAAGCTGGAATATGTCGTGGAGTTGGTGACGCGGGTACACGAGGAGGTCCACCTATCGGGCCAGGAAACACTATCCGAGGCTGCGAATATGTTCCAAGCGGTCCGAGGCGTAGGGTCATTCATGGCGGGGCAGATGGTGGCGGACCTGAAGCAACAGCCCGTACTCGCCAACGCTGAAGACTGGTGGACTTGGTGTACTCCGGGGCCGGGAAGCCAACGGGGGCTGAACCGTGTGATGGACAGACCACTGAAGTTCAAGTGGCCCCCGCAGCTCTTTCGGGAAACACTGGTAGAACTGAGCGTGGAGCTTATCCCCGTTATCCAGTCCCTCCCCAAACCGTTGGACGCGCAGAATCTGCAGAACTGTCTCTGCGAGTTTGACAAGTGGAGTCGGGCTAAGAATGGAGAAGGTACTCCCAAGCAGATCTACACTCCGACGTCCTACAGAAATGGCAATTAAAACAAGGTCTTAGAACGAGTTGGGGGTTGTATGCTACCGGCCACGGGCGTAAACTTTACACCCGTGCCACCCCACCTCTGAAGAGTTCCCCACATGATGGAATTGATTGTATCCGATCTTGCTCGGAGCGGTCTTGTTCCCGAAGACATGCGTGTTGCACTAGAAGGCAATTTCGGATATAGAATCCCCTACTTCCTACCCACTGGGGAAGTCCACCCTCACATGTTCCGTATCCGCAGGTTCGAACCGGCGGAGGACGGGAGCAAGTATACTCAGGCTGCGGGGGTGGCTCCCTATCCATACTTCGTACCCGGTGCTGACTGGCGCGGTGCCCACGAACGCGTGAAGCATTGGATTATAGAGGGTGAAAAGAAAGCTGCCGCCGCGTGGAAGTTCCTTAAGATGACGGCGATAGGTATCGGCGGCTGTCATAACTGGAAAGGGCCGAAGAATGCGCGGGTTCACCGTACTGTCAGCCCGCACATACTGGAAGCTATACCGGAGGGAGCTACGGTTGAGATCATCTTCGATGGCGACTATCGTACGAATTCGCAGGTACAGCATGGTCTTGCTGAACTCTGCTTGGCGTTGCGTGACGCGGGCCGTATTCCAGTGGTGGTGACACTGCCCGAGGGCCGCGATAAGGTCGGGTTTGATGACTGGCTAGTCGCTACCAATGGTGCCGGATTTGACAAGCTGCCCCGGCACAACGGACACGATTTGTGGGATGGCGTGGCGAGCCTTGCCTACCGCAGCGGGGCTAGAACACAGGGTCAGTTTGACCGGATAATCCCCAACGCAGAAAACGCCGCCCGCATCATGCAAGTCCACGACTGGTTCAAGGATAACGTGTGGTACGACGCCTTTATGCAGAAGCCCGTCATAGACAACAAGCCAATGGAAGACGGAGACGCCATCCGTATCTTGGGCAAGTTTCAGCACGAGGTGGAACCATCATTCAAAAGAGGCACCATAGAAGATGCGCTCCTCAAGGTGTTCCAAAATCCACGTTTTCGCCGTAACCCTCTGGTCGAGTATCTGGAGGATATTAAGTGGGACGGTGAAAAGCGGGTGGAAACATTCTTCGAAAACTACTGCAACTCGGCGGAAGACAAAGAATATCTACGGGCCGTGAGTAAGAACTGGCTCGTTTCCCTAGTGGCCCGAGCGCTGCGCCCCGGCTGTAAGGCTGACAATATGCTGATCCTTGAAGGTGGGCAGGGCATCGGGAAGAGCCGTGCGCTACGCGCAATCGGGGGTGATTACTACCGGGAAAGCACTGTCCACGATGTGGGCAGTAAGGACTTTCTGCAGAACATGGCCGGGGCGTGGATATATGACATCAACGAGTTACGGGCCATGCGGAAGTCCGACCACGCCACCATTAAATCACTGCTGTCTTCCTCCGAGGATACCTTTCGCCTACCCTATGGTCGGCTCAGCGTTACCCAGAAACGACAGTGCGTGATTGTCGGCACCACGAACGAGGACACCTACCTCACGGATGAAACGGGTGGGCGACGTTTCTGGCCGGTACGCTGCGGATACCTTGTGGAAGTGGACCTGATTGAACAAAACCGCGACCAGATACTTGCGGAAGCGGTGCAGATGTTCAGGGACGGTTACGAGTGGTGGGAAATGCCGGGTGCCAAGGCGGAGTTGGTTGTCAGAGCGCGGAATACTCTTTCACCGTTTGCTGAAACAGTGCAGCGGGCCACCCGTGATCTTCGTACGCTGCCCCGGTACAAGTCGCTGACAGCGGGCAGTAAGGTGGACTATGAAACTTACGCCTACGTCACGGTAGACTACGTCTATGCGTACATGCAACTTGACAATTCACACAAGAACCATCAGCGGAGTATGCAAATTTCAGCGGCTTTGAAAGCCGCGGGCTTAGAAAAGGTGCGCGTATGGAATGACACCCTAGGAGAAACACCCGGCCCCGGCCAAACCACCATCTTTCGTAGGAAACTGGGGCCGTGGCCCGAGATATCACTCAATCCGGACCCACCGATGAAGGGCAGTAAGCTGTCGTAGTCCCACCACAAGGAGAAAGCGATGCACGTAGTCATAGCACGGAATGTCAACGGTGCGCTGTGCGATATGCTCTGGCGTGTGAAGACCAGTAGCGTCAAGGTCGATACCCGCAACGGCCCCGCCCTGAAGCTCAACGCCCCGGTATGCGTCACGTACACTCATCCGCAGGAGCGGGTACTGTTCAACCCCATGCGCGACGCCAACCCATTCTTCCACTTTATGGAGGCACTGTGGATGCTTGGCGGGCGGGAGGACGTAGAGTTTCTCGCCAAATTTCTGCCCCGTATGAAGGAGTACAGCGATGACGGGGTCATACTGGAGGGTGCCTACGGCTATCGGTGGCGGCAGCACTGGGATTATGATCAGCTAACCGTTGCGGCGCGGCTGCTCCAAGAAGACTCTACGTCGCGGCGAGCAGTGGTTACGATGTGGGACCCGGCAAAGGACCTCACACTGGAGGAGGGGCGTAAAGACATCCCCTGCAACCTGAGCGCCATGTTTCAGGTCAACGACGGCAGGTTGGACATGATGGTGACCAACCGCAGCAACGACATCATCTGGGGAATGTGCGGGGCCAATGCCGTACACTTCGCATTCCTGCAGGAGTACATGGCTCGCAGAGTTGGCGTGCCCGTGGGGCTGTATCACCAGGTCAGCTTCAACGCCCACGTTTACTTGAACGAGCAGTACGAAAAGCTGTCCTTCGTTCCGCATTCGGATGACCGTTACCTGACAAACAACATGCGGGCGCTCCCCATGCTCTGCACTGTTGACGAGTTCGATGAGGACTTGGCGATGTTCCTAGCCAACCCGGAGGAAAGCCACCACTTTATCACCAGTTACTTCACCGAGTACGTGTGCCGCATATGGGACGCGTGGGGCTTCCACAAGGCGGGGGAATGGGAAGCGGCGCTAGGCTGTATCGGGGCCATACCCGGCTGCGACTGGGGCGTCGCCTGTTACGAATGGTTGGAGCGGAGGTATCTGAAAGAAAAAGCTGACCGGGAATTTGGTCAGCCTCACCACGGGCACATTGGAGAAGATCAGTGAATGTTGACACTCACCAAGAAGACGGTTCGCACTACAAGAAGTGCCCGCCAGAGTTTCAGCACTGGAACCTCGTGGTCATCCACGGGTGGGACTACTTCCAAGCGCAGACTATCAAGTACATCATGCGCTATCGCGACAAGGGCGGCTCGAACGACCTACGCAAAGCGCGGCACTTTATCGACAAGATGATTGAGCTTGCAGAGAAACATCCCGTGCGCCAGTCGGTGCCGCAGCCCACGTTTGCAGAGTTCCTCCAGTACGTGAAACCTAGCGGGTGGGTCGGCTTCGTATTTGAGGGTTCTCACAAGGAAGGCTTCCTCTATACCTGTGGGCGCTGCCGCACGAAGATACACTGCCAGGAGTTTGAGCCGCCGTGGGCGCACCACAACGCGATAGAGTGCGAAGACATCGCGGCAAAGGTTTCGGAGGGTGATGCCACCCCGGCCTACGTGAACCAGGACAGGTAATGGCCCTCCGCATCTGCAAACAGTGCAAGCACTACAAGGAAATCAACCAGTGCGGCCACCCCGAACTGGTTGATAACGTGACGGGGGACCCTGCGGACTGCTACATGACACGTACCTACGTGGAAAACCCGCAAATCCCCCATTGCGGCCCCACGGGTGCCTACTGGGAAGCCAAGCCAGAGCCATCAAACGGGTCGCCATAAGCACGGCCAAACGGTACATACCCTACCCTACCCGGCCCAAAAATAATGCCCCAAAAGCCCGCTTTTATTCGGTGTCATGCTGTAATGGAACGAATGCTTGCGTTTTGCGGGGGATTATGCCATACTTTGTTTCACTCCTGTGGTGGGAGCTGTAGTGGCGAAGCCCTTCCCGGTCGTGCAATGCTTCCGGGGAGGGCTGAGCTTTGAAGAAAGCCAAGCGGCTGTACTGGGTGCGTATCGCGCACCTGACACTATCAGAACTGATAGCGCGAACAATCCGCAGGCACGCCCCGAAGATAGCGGCCAATATAGAGCAGAACAACGCCCTACTGAAGTACCTTAGGGATTCGTCACCACGACGGGTACGATGGGTACGACGGGTGGAACCACGACGGGCCGCGTGCTATTGTCCTGCGAGCCTGACGTTGGTTGTGCCCCTCCCACAATCACGAGTCCGTCACGGTTCGTAACCCACGCGTCGGTGTTGGTCGTGATGGTGTTGATGGTCTGCGTCGTCGGTACAAACGGGGGCTGTACGGGCTTCATGGAAACCAGTGCGGCGTAGGAGCTCTGTGTCGTAGCCGCCTGATTGTTGCTCTGCGTCTTACCCAACTGGTAGCCGAAGTAGGAAGTGACCAAGGCTGTCGTTGGCCCGGCGAACACACTGGCCCACTTCAGCGCACGGTCCTCTTGCGTCTCCGGTATACGTGGAAGCTGAACCTCCACCGGGCGGGCAGCAGATTCACCACGCCCCGACAGCGCCAATGCGAACAACGCCATGCTCTTGGTCTGGGCATCCGCACGTTCTGCGATTGCCGCCATTGCAGCGTACCGGGCAGCTTCGGCATTCGCCTTGGCGATCTCCACGGACTGCTGCGCCGAGATCGTCAGCCGGTAGCTTTCCAACTGGAGTGCGTAGTTCGGATCAAGAGTGGTGGCGCACCCGGTAAGTGTGACGCACAGGCCGAAGACGATGTACTTCATAGGAGTCCCTATCCTTTAAAGAAGTAAGCGATTAGCGCAGTAACGAACGCAATGATCATCCCTTCCAATGCCAGGACGACCAGCTTCATCCGCGCCTCCAACAATGCAAGACGCACTTCAACAGGTTTACCGCTATCGGTCACTACTGAATGGGGCTACCGAACACCTTCCAGCCCAGACAGAGCAGCAGGATGAAGAACAGGATGTTCGGCCCCACCATCGGCCACGCCACCGGCCCGCGAGAGGTGAAATAGCCGTAGCCGATGACCCAGAACAGCATGAGAATCCAGAACAGCAGTCCTATTGACATGATGCCTCCTATACTTCGCAAAGCAACAGCGGAACCGACACGGTGGCCGGGGGAGTGTTCGGGTTCTGGTAGCAGATGGACATCTTCACGTTGCGGACATACAGAGTGCCCGCCGCGCCGCTTGTTCCATTGGCGCTGAAGCCAATACCGAAGTTGCCCGCCTTGAGCTGAGCGCCACTGATAGTAGTGGGGCTGGAAAACGTACTGACGGTGGCCGTCTGGTGTGTGAAGGAATCTGCGGGGCTCTGCTGAGCAATGTTTCCCCGTTTGGTGGCCGTGTCGTACAGTCCCACCTGCATGGTCACGTAGTACGTGGCTCCCACGGCACGGGTGCCTCGTTGGTCCCACTCGAACATGAACTTGGTAATCTTCGCATCATCGGCTATGGGGTCCAATGAAGCTAACGTGGCCGGAGCCACCACCAGAACCTTCGCCGACTCTGCAAGCGCAGTGGTGACATTCGCCCCGGTGGAGTTACCGTTGAACGAATTGTTGACATTAATCCACGAGTTGGTGTTGCCACCTTGATTGGAGGCAGCGATTGGTGCAGCGAGGGTCGTGCAAACTTCCGGTTGGAACGACACCCCGTTGGTGAGCTGAAACTGTCCTGCCGTCGCACCCGGTACGGTCGCCTGAACAAAGTACGTGCCCGTCAATGCATTAGCGGCCGGAATGGAACTGGTGGCATTACCGCTCGAATCTGTGACTGCAACCGTGGAGGCAAGCCGCGCCAGAGTGGGGAACGTGCAAGAGGCACCAGACCCCGGCCCCGCAAAGGTAACGGATACACCTGTCACAGGATTGCCAAGGGCATTGGTCACGTTGACCTTTAGCGCCTTGGAGAAGGATGTGCTGACTGCCGCCTGTTGTGCGTTACCGCTCACGGCCTGAACGGTGGTCGGTATCGCCGGGTCCACCGTAGTCCACGCTGTCGTGACGGCAGCTACGCCCGGAGCAGTAGGAACGTTGGCGGTAACGGTGAACGACCCCGTGACATTGTTTGCCGTGAACGTGGGGAAGCTCGCAACGCCAAGTGAATTCGTAGTCGCATTAGCGGTCAGCACTCCACCAGTGAACGTACCGTGACCAGATGGCACGGAAGCCTGTACGACCACACCGGGGAGTACGGCATTATTCTGGTCCCGGACCTCCACCTGCAACTGCGGATAGGCTGAATTCAGTGCTGCACGAGCGCCACCGGCATTGGTGATGGCGAGTGTCTTCGGCACTGGGTCAGCACCACCATTGGTCATTGACCAGATGCCGTTGATGGTAGTATCGCGTACGAACTGAACAGCCCCTAGCCACGTTCCTACCTGCGAACCGGCCCGCAGGTTACTTCCGCCTCCGTTGAAGCCACCGGACCACGCATAACCGTTCGCGTCCGTGTTGGCGGAGAAGTTGCGGGTGCCGGTGGAAATGAATACCCCGGTTGGTTCGGCTACTGCGGTGCCCCAAATCACCGGCTCGTTCGGCATGGGTGTGCCGGTCGTGTCATACGCCCGGAACAACACTGCGTCAGCAAAGTTCGTTCCTGGTGCGGCGACTTGATTGTCGCCTTGAACTAGCAGGAAGTTTTTGGGGGTTGCCATCAGTACGCAGCCGAAGAGGCGAGCAGCGTTGTACCGTCGTTTTCGATAACCACGATGGCCTTCTTGAGCGGTCCAAGCGTCAGATCCGGCACAGCGCCGAGCGGCCAGTGGATGGATGCAGGCCACGTGATCGCGAAGTTGGTGCCAATCAACGTCAGCCGCAAGACCGTGCCCACGGGGATGTTACTGATGGCCGTAAACACAGTCGCGGCAGAAAGTGTAAGAATCTGCGACTGCCCGTTACCGTAGTCCAGCGCCTGCGAGGCAGCGGAGGGCGCGACCAGTGCCGTCTGCGAATATCCCTTGCCCGTGTACGTTCCGGGGGAAGTGAATGCCGTGGCACTGACGGGGCCGGTGAAAGCCTGCCCAGTGGAGTTCGCAGGTACGAAGCCCAGTGCGGAAGTAACGTCTGCCGATATGAGTGTTATTGCACCCGTGCGCGTGTTGAAGGAGTTCACCGCTGCCGGTATGGAGGCGAGCGTATCGTCCACGTATTGCTTGTTCGCGAGCGCCTGCGCGGAGGCCGGTGCAGCGGGCTGGAGTATTGGCCCCGTCATCGTGCCGCCAGACTTGCTCAACTTCCCGGCAATGATGGGGTCTGCTTGATTGAACCACGCCTGAGCGTTGGACGCACCGGGCAGGCTCGGCGTCGGGACGACGGTAACATTCGCTGCCGTGACCACTGTACCGGGCGCAGGCGAGAAGTACCATCCCACCGGCTGAGCGGCGGTGCCAATCGTGTTGTAGACGATGTTATCGCCAACGTTCACCGCCGTGACTTGAGCGGTGTAGTTGTTTCCGCTGCTGACGCGGAAGAGTGTCAGGTTGCCCGCGCCACTGATGGTGTAGAAATCACCATTGACCCCGACGGGAGGCAGTGTACCCGGCCCCGCGTTCCAGTACCCAACGAAGCGCAGCGCCGTGAACGGCATCTGTGCGATGGGTATCTTCGCGTTGCTGTCCAACTGCGCGAGGCCGTTGGAAATGTTCGCGTGGATGTTGAGGACCGCAACCGCATTGGCGAAGTCATTGGTGACGCTGATGGCGGGCAGGTTGTCCGACTGCACCGAGTTCACCGTACCGACGATGCCCGCCGTATTGGTCAGCCGCCACGTGAGGTCCAGGAACATCACGCTGATGACGGCACCGGACAGGATGATACCCGGTGGAATGGCCGCGCCATTCATGAAGATGGGTATCACCGCACCGGCGTTGACCTGAAGGGACATTGCTCCCGTGTTGGTCTTGTCGGCTACGAACAGGAATGTAGAGCCGTTGACAAGCGGGGCTGTGAGTACGGCCACGCCGGAATAGTTGTTGCCGGTGGCGTCCGAAGTACAGGGGAAGAGCCGGTTGAACGTGGCGTCCCGGAGTTGCAACGCCTGCGGCGCATCGGTACCGATTGTAGCCGCAGCGAGGGCGGTGATCTTGTACCCGCCCATCGCCAGTGGCGCGGCCATCCCGCCCTTGCCTGAGCGTGACAGGCTGTCAGTCAGGCCCGCCGCAATGTCCGCCATCGTGGGGTTCGCCCACTGGCTTTCGATCACCGTGTTGGTGAGTACCGGGTTGCCTGCCGGGAGATTGAAGTTACCTGATGCGTCGCGGCTCATTGCGGTGCTCCTTCTTCTAACAGCTGACGCAAGAGTTCCTTGCGGTGTTCACTCAATCCCAGTGATTCAAGTCCCGGAATCACACCCTCTTGCTGCGAAGCCTTCAGCAGTTTTTCACCGAGCTTGGGTTCGGCCTTGAGCGCCTTCTGATACCAATCGCTCTTAATTATAGCACGGGCAGGCGCACGGCTACCGGCCCAGACTTTAGAAGCCCATCCGGCAGGATTAATGGTGTGTCCAAGCACGGCCATCCCAAGGTCCACTGGATTAATGGCTGTCGTGGGCGCACGGGATGGAACCTGTGCGGCCTCTGGAAAGTCCCTCGCCAAGTCAGCAATTTCCCCTAGCTCACCAGATATCTTCGTGCCCTTGTGCCGCGCATTCGCGAGCGCCTTGGGTACGACCTCACCCGTCGCCAGTGTAGCCTTCTCCACATCGTAGGTCTTGGCAATCTTGGTACGAGCTTCACGAAAACGTGTAAGCGCCCCAATATCCCCCTTCTCCTTGAGGTTCTGCTCCACCAATGCTTCAATATTGTTGGCGAGCTCCAATTGAGTACGGGCCTTCTCTACGGTGGAAGCAGTCCGGGATTCGAATCCCTTCTTAGCGTCGGAACGCAACTGCGTAATCCTGTCCACCACAAATTCAGGATTCATCTCGCTCTTACGGAGGGCGGAATCGAGCAGCTTGAGCGAAGGCTCCAAAGACTTGAAAGCCTCGGGGTCCTCCGCTATCTTAGCACGTACCCTGTCCGCCTCGCCACCTACTTTGGCGCGAAACTCTGGGGTAATCGTCATACCGGGGGTTGTGACCTCAGCGGGTATGCTTGTTCCCGGTCCGGTGCCCGGACGCGGTGGAACTTCCGTATACGGGGCACCTTCTACAGCCTTGGCGACTTCGCGATACGGGGCCGCATGTGTATCCCGCGCTGCCGAGAGCGTGTCCAGGTTGATGTCTTCATCGGGGGCCAGTCCCGCTTCCCTGCGGGCCTTTTCCTGCACGACGGGTTGATTGTATTCGCTGTATTCCCGCGCCAGTTCTTTCTTACCCCCGATAGTTTCCATCGTCCTATTAACGATGCCCGTGTTCCCGGACGGCACCTTGAAGCCTGCCCGGTTCGCAGCCGCCACCTTTTCATCGGCCTCAACCTTGTCGGCCACCTTACTGAGCGTACTATGCAGCGTCGCGTCATCCTTTACATCTTTCGTCAGCGCGTACACCTTGTTCTCGTCCGCACTGGAAACATAGACTTTACCGTCCTTGTCCGCCAACTTGGACCAGTTACTCGGAGTCAGCTGCTCTCCTGAAGTGCTGAATCCCTTGCCCGTAGACGGATGGAACGTGTGCGCGTATTCGGAAACCTCCAGTTGGTCTAGCGCATCCCGCCCTGCTTCTTTAACCAGTTGCTCGTGATACTTACTCAGCGGCATCTGGTGAACAGTGGCGCTCGCATCTAGCGGAACATACTGGTGGCCGTAAAGACTTTCGCCAGACTCATTCGCTGTCTTCAGCAGCGCCTGAGCCATTGCCTTGTTAGGAGCACCGACGGGCACCGCCTTTTCAAACACCGATGCTTTCATACCCGGAAGTTTGGTCCCCAGTGCCAGTGGAACAGCGTTGATGGCTGTGTTGACCATGGAGCCCACCAACGGGCTACCCGTCTTTTCAGCAGTCCACTCACCCGCAGCGTTGGCTCCCTTGGCAAGATACTCACCCGGCAACCCGAGAACGTGCAACGCCATCTGGGCATTCTTGGACTGCGGCTCGTAGGTGAGGGCGTCCTGTACATCGCGAGTCGTGTCCGCGCCCTTGCTCGCATCCAGATTGTAGATGGAGCTGCCAATTCCAGCGAGACCTGCCACTGCGGGCGCGACGGCACCTGAAACAAGGCCCGCCCCGGCCTCCAGTGCCTCACCATAGGGCAGCTTCGGCACCATACTCTTTATCTGCTGCCACGTGGACTGTGGAGCAGGTGCAGGCGCAGCGGGGGCCGAAGACTTGTACTCGTCCCACGGAGCGCCAGTAGTCGGTGCGTACTCTTCCCAGGGATTTGCCATCGGCTACACCTTTTCCCAGTTGGCCTTCACACTTGGGTCGCCGCCCTTGAACCGGAAGCCTCCCTTTACATCGCCCGGCTTGGGTCCTGCCGCAGCCGGGGCCGCACTCGCACCCTTCGCGTCACCAGACAGACGCTTCTGCAGCGCCCCTGCCTCCGACTCCATCGCCGCCACCCGGTTGCGCCCGTCGGTAACGAGGCGGTCCACAACACGGGTATACGAACCGAGGGTCATGTTGCCGCTGACGATGTCCTGCATTTCACGCTTTGCCGTGTCGGTGAGCTGTCCGGTCAGGCGGGGGTTGTTCAGCACCCGCGCCGCTTCCGTCTGTACGATGTGCGTCTGCGCAAGGAACTCGGCAACGTCAGGATTGTCACCGATGTTCTGCCGCAGCCAGTTGAGAGGCCGGTTGGCAAGACGCGCATCCGTAGCGATGGCCTTCTGCGCCAAGGTCTTGGAAACCTGCGCGTTTGTGTCCAGCATCTTTTCGTATGGGCGAATGAACGCCAAGTCCTTACTGAGCTGAGTGTACGCGGGCAGCACGGCCTTGATTTCCAAGCGGTCGGTGACTGTTTCCGCCGACGTTTTGCCCGCGTCCTTCATCTGCTCCGCAGCACGGTTGAGGATAGCCTTCATATCGTTGGGGCTGCGGGCCAGTGCGGGCATGGTCTTCGTACGCCGGTACTCTTCAGCCGCAAGGTCAATCGCTTCCGGCGTTAGGTCGGTCTGCCCCTCCGCTTTGCCGGAGGCCTTCAGCCCCGCTAACATCGCCATCGTCTGTGCCCGTTGGTCGGCGAGCTCTCTCTTCAGTTCACGGTCCTTTTCGTTCTCCGCTTCCTTGTCAATGCGGCGATGCTCGTCCAACCGCGCTGTTTCAATTTGCTTGAGCTCGATCTCGTGTTGCCGCACTCGCGCCGCCTCCGACGCCGCAGCCTTACGATCTTCCACTGCCGCCTTGCGGGCCGCTTCCTTCTCCGGTGCATCCAGTTCGTGCGTGAGCACGCTCTGTGCGATGTGAGCGTACATGGGGCCACCCTGCGCCATCTTGGCGATGAGTGGCAGTTTTTCTTCCAGCGACTTGGGAATCATGGGCGTCGCTGCTTTGTACTCATACGTCGGTGGCTGCGGGACCATCCCACCCGCAGGCTCCGGAGGAGGAATATCCGGTGGCCCGCCCAGTTGCTCCGGTCCTGCCTGCCCCGGAGGCGCTGCCGGTGCGTCCTGTGGACCGCTCAGTTGTTCTGGCATCCCCGGCTGCGGCGCTGCTCCCGGAGGTTGCTGACCATACGTCGTCGGTACCGGCGGACCGCCACCCAAGCCTTCCAGTTCCTGCGGCGGCACCGAGGGGTTCTGCTCCGGCTGCGCCTCCACCTTGGGTTTGCCGATTTCCTTCAGAGCATCCAGTGCCGTTTGCTGCCGACGCTGTGCGATGTCCTTGCTCTTGGCGTCCTCACTACTCAGCAAGCTGCTTCCAATAGCGTTCTGGAAGAAGTTAGCGAGTCCACCGGCCCATCCCGTACCTGCTCCGCCAATGGGGTTCTTCATGGCGGCGAGGAGCTGTAGCTTGCGTTGATCTATTGCGGCCTGATCCTCGTCAAAGTCACCGGGCGCGTCGGTACCGTAGATCGGCTTGTATGCGGGCATTTCGTGCTCCTAGCCAGTCATGTAGTTCGACAACGCTGTCCCGAGACCCTTGCCCGCAGCACCGAGCAATGGACCACCGAAGTACGTGCCCGCCATCCCGGCAAGTGCCGGAAGCATCCCGCCCTTATTCTGCGCCGCTTGGGCCGCGTTCTGATACTGCTGCTGCTCCGCACCCACGAGGTTGCCCGTTCCGTAGCTGCCCATATTTCCCTGACTGGTACCGAACTGGGGAATCATCTGCCCGCTTTGACCGAACTGCCCCATCTTCAGCAATTCGTTGAAGGACTCCTGCCGGTTGGCCGCGTCCGCCTGCAACTGAGCATTGGACATGGAAGCACCGGCGTTGATACCGGCAGCGCCAAGGGTGGCATCCTTAGATGAATCGTATCCGTACTTCTGGAGCCACTGCTTCGCACCTTGGTCCTGCGCCGCGTTATGAAACGCACCGAGGTTGCCCGCTTCGGTCATGCCTTGATTCCGCAGTTGCAGTGCCATGTTCTGCGCCCGCTCGGCCTCCGCGCCGCCACCGGCGATCGCACCCTGCCGCGCCGACTCGTAGGCTTTCTGCTGTGCATCGTTCTCCACCTGCATCGCCCGGTTGTACGCCTCCGTACCCGGCACCAGTCCCTGATTGGACAACTTGGTTGCGAGCGAGGACTGGGACGCTTTCCACTGCGGATCCAGGTACTGCGCGTTCATGTTGTAGAGCGCATCCTGCGCTTGCTGCCGCGCCGCTGCCGGGTCAGTGGTCGGCATCGCAGTGAGCTTGGAGTAGTCCAAGTCATTCTGGATGCCACCGGGAAGATTACCGTTCTTTCCCGCGCTGTTGGGAATATTAACACCACCCCCGCCACTGGAGGACGAGCTACTTCCACCTCCTCCGCCACCCCAGTATTTCCCCATGAAGGAATCAAGCGCACCGCTCGCGTTACCGCTCATTTGCTGAGCGAGTGCGTTGTTCTTCATGTAGAGCGACTGCTGTTCCGGAGACAGTGTGGTCGTGTTCGTGACCTTGCCGTCCGGGCCAGTCACCCACTCGTTACTCGCAAACGGTGTGGACTGCGAATACCGATTGGTGTTCATCACATCGGTGGCAGCATCCTTATTCAGCTGGACCTGCTGAGCATTCGCAGCGACGAGATCAGGTGCCTTCGGTGCCTTTGACTTCCCGCCCATAGCGGTCTCCTAGGTATCTACAATTCTGCTTCCACATCACAAACAAGAGCAGGTCACCATTAGGTGAGGCCCCACGTAGAGTAGCCTCATGTACGAATCCCATATGCGTATCGAGGCGAATGGCTTCCAGGTTGGTTGAGTCCACAGGCCCGGTGATGCGCTCCACTCCAAGCTGAACAAAGGGGTAGTGATACATGGCGTAGAGAAAACTACGAGTGAGCCATCGTGTCCCCGGCTTACCCGCAATGTGCGCCCAGATATTCCTGCCATTGAAGCCATCGTAGACCACCCCACCAATCAGCTCGCCATCCCTTTCTATCCCTATCGCCGTATGTACGCCCCACTGGATGTTACCCATCAACTTGGAGCAGAACTCCCCGACCCGCTCCGCATCGGCAATGAGGACGTACACTTTACTTCAGCGGGTTCTGCCCGAAGCGGCCCGTTGTCGGCGGCTGAGGTACTTGCATCCGCTGTGCGTTCATCTGTTGCGCGGCGGCATTCGCATCCGGAGCAGCGGGGGCGTTCTGTGCGCTCTGCATCGCACCCTGCATCGCTCCAAGATCTGTTCCTTGCATGGGGGCACCAAACGTTCCGCCCCATGGAGTAGCCGACCCCATCGCACCGAATGCTGGAGGCGATGGCGCTCCGTAACTTGAACCACCCAGTTGTCCGCCAATGGTGCCCATCTGCGGCATTGCCGAGCCCAACATCCCGCCCGCCTGTGCTCCGGGGCTGTAGCTGCCAAACGACGGCATCGGAGCCTGCGACCCCAAGCCTGAGGAGGGCTGTTGCTGCATCAGCGCCCCGGCCATCGCTTGCGGACGCGAAGGCATTCCGCCGCCCATGCTGAGACTGGGGCGAGTGTTCCGTGCTCCTCCCAATCCGCCACCCATTCCACCGCCCAGTCGGGGTTGCGCCGCGCTCTGTGACTTTCCGCCCATGATATGCTCCTAGATAGTATCGCCGAGTTCGTACACGTAGTCTGTCGCGACCCAGAGCGTTTGCACGTTCTGTGCTACGAGCATGTGGAGCGCCGCAGCATACCCCATGCCCTGAATGGATTGCCACCGTCGAAAACGGGCGTATTCCTGATTCCACTTTGCCACATCCCACAGCGAATCCGGAGCATCCCACAGGTAGTCCGATGAAGGTTGCGTGCTGCCCGGTGGCAGGACCAGTGAAGCAACGACGCCAAAGTCCACCTCCAACGTGATGGCAGACTCCGGTATGGAACCGGACTGGAAGATAGGCCGCGCCATTGTCCATCGCTTCGTAACCCCCATGGATTCGAAGTAGTTGTACGCGGTGATTACTTCCAGCTCTATGCGCTCGCCGGTGGTCTTGTCCCACGGCACGTTGTCGTAGTATCCAGTCCACGCTTGACAGACCCGCCCGTCGCTCGTAATGAATGCGGGGTTGTCGTTATAGATGGCCGTGCTGCGAATGTCCATGTTGGAAAACTGGCACCACGCTCCACTGATGGTGTTCATCGCGTACACCTGAACATCCACCGTATCGCTCACACGCGCTACCGGACTGTTGGCCGGTGAAACTGCGGCAGCGGTCGGCACCACAAGCCACACCTGATTCTCATTGTAGAACAGCATCATTTCCCACCCTACGACGCTCTTGTACTGGGAAATGAGCTCGCTGATGGTGTGCTGTATCTTATCGGTCAGCGTGTCCGCCGTGTTGACGCGAGTGCTTTGCAGCGCCGCAGAGATGGGGACCATTCCGTCGGTGGTCAGTAAAAGGAGGTCGCCGCCGTACTTCACCCCGCAGCGGCGACCCACTGGAGAACCCAGACGAAACACCCCCTCCAACTTCCAAGCCTCCGGGTCCGATGGGTCAGTGCCCGAGTACATGGCGCACTCACCATTGGAGGAGATAAGCACGAGCTTATCGTCCATTCCGTCACCGGAGTCCACAGTCCATGTATAGATTGCCATGAGGAAGCCACCGAACCGCCATAGCTGCCCCACTGGAAACGGTTGTGCATCACCACCGAGCTGATCGACCGGCAGATACCACGCTTGCGTGGAGTCCTTCTCCACAAACCACAGACGGCGCTGATGAATCGCAACGTGAATGAACTTGTGTGGGTCCACGCCGCTGACATTGAAGCCCGTAGCCGGAGACGCCACCTGTGCAACGGCGGTGAACGTTACCCCGTCGTATATCTGCGGAGCATCCGCGCCATTAACAGAATATAGATAATTACCTCCAATGTTTGAAAACATTGAAGATTGCCAGTAATCATTCGCCTGTCCTGTGATAGTGGGCGCGGGCGCTAGGCCGGGGGCATGAATCGTGTAGATGTTGCCGCCCGTAAACGCCACGATGGTACGGGAACCGACCTTGGGATGATGCACGGCCACCGTGGCGTTGACACCCGGAGTCAAGCCTACCGTGATTTCCTTCCATCCCTTACGCATGGACACAGCGTAAGGGAACGGGAACCAGTTGCGTAGAACAAGCGCATCGGTGACCGGCATGGCCGCAACCGAGTCGCGAGCATTCAGCCCGCCAATCGGTGACGGTATGGAGGCCGTCTTGATGACGGACCGCCGACCACTGTTTTTCCACGGTAGCGTCATGGGCCAGTCGGTCCAGTGTTCCAGTTACCGTCGCTGATATTCCAGGGGCCAATGTAGATCGGGGACACCCGTGGGCTGAGGGACAGCCGGGGCGCACCCTGATTACGGCTCATGGCTTGATTGAACATGATGTCGTAGTCCTTGGCGAGCGCCGCTGTATCAAAGCCTTTGATCTCCCACAATTTGAGCTTGATGCCGTTGATCATCAGCCGGTTGCTGAACACCGAGCGGTCACCGTCGCTCGTGGCCTCGTTGGCGGTAGTGCCGTCAGCCAAGATGACCCACCCGGTCGCGTAGTACATGAAGCTGAGCGTGTACGGGGTGAACACGTTGCCGCCCGTGACCGTGGGCGTAGGGAAGAGCTCCACGGTCCTGCCGACGTAGCGATACCGCAGCCGGGGGCCAAGTGCGACGATGCCTGACTGGAGGGTCTGCCATTGCTGCGGCGTCGCCTGCCCAATGAGGGACCAGTGGTTTGTCTTGTCCCACTCGGTCTGGTCAATCGGCCCCGCCCAGTCATCAGGCAGCGGATACGCGGCTTGATCCTGGGCGGTGACGAGGTCAAAGGTTTTCTCCAGTTCCTTCCACCGATACTTCTCGTAAAGCTCCTGCCCGAGCGCATTCCAGAGGCCAAAGATCTGCTGCCCAGTCGTATCGTCCGCCTGCGCGGCGGAGTCGGGAATAGGAAGCCCCAACTCGCGCAGCGCAGTCTGACATTGCTTCAGTACCGTAGGGTTCATCTCTGGCCTCTTTGGTTACTTCTTCTGCTTCTGCTCCAGTGCCTCCAACCGTGCGCCCATCTGCCGGATGATTTCATCCTTGGCGTCAAGCCGCTGCTCCAGTTCGGCATTGGCCGTGGCGAGCCGCTGCGCCTCGGCGGTATTCTTGGCGGAGGCAAGGAACGCCACAGCCTTGCGACGCATTTCGTGTCCGCCCATGAACCGCTGCGCCTGAACGTCGGCCATGCCCGCGAGCTGTTCCACGGTGAACACGTTGAGCGCCTTAAATTCCATCACCTGCCCGATGGTCAGCAGGGGCCACTGTTCCAGCGGGGTGCCTTCCGGTGCCTGTGACATGTTCTTCTGGAACTTCTCCCACTGCCGGGGGAAGCGCATCTTGTCTTCTTCGATGACGGGGCGCTCCACCACGGAGGTCTTATCACCCGGCACGTGAATACGAACATGCGGTACGTCGTCGAAAATGGGGCGACCCTGTTGCTCGGTTTGGAAACCGTTCTGTACGGCGTGCATCGCGAACACGACGTAGAGTTTGTCATCGGCCGCAAACCGATTGTCAAACGTGTTTGATTCAATGACAGCTTCGAGTCCCATTACTTAGTCCCTTTCTTGCGTTGGAGTACGGCCAAGGCTTTCCTCTCGCCTTGGGACAGAACAACGGTCTGCGGCACGGCCTGCGGAGTGCCGGTCGGCTGCGTCGGTGGCGGGTCGCCGGGAATAGGCCATCCTGCCCATGTGTGAGGGTAATCCCCCGGCCCGAACAAGTCGCGCTTGACTACGAAGCTGCCATCATCCTGCATTTCGCATTCGTACAGACGGACGTAGCTGGAAAAGTCGAAATTGGGATTGACAAGCACATCCCAAAAATCAGGATTGGGATTTACTGCTAGAGCCGTGTACTCAATTAGCGGTGGATCAACACGAATCGCCACCACTCCTTGGACCAGAAGAACTTGAGGATCATCTGGCAACCGCGGATTTGGCGTAGCTCCAGCGAACACGACGAGTCTGCGAACAAGGGCGCTCATACCGTTATCGCCTGAAGTTGAGCATCAGTAAATTTGGCGGGGAATATCTTTACGTTACGGATCAAGCCCGTCCACGGACCGCCAGTTCCTCTGCCAACATAGAATGGTGGGACAGTTCCCGCATTTACATAGGCTCCTGTAGCTATCGGTCCCCCATTCAAATCCATGGAGCAAGTCAAAGCGCCCCAAGCACTCGCAGATTTGTTCGGTACACCGATATTAGGCGTGTTCACTGTCTGTACGTTTTCAGGATAGTTGGCTACGCCTGTAACGTAATACTGAATGGTCTTCCCGTTTGCATCGTAGAGCAAGTCTCGTTGAGAAGAAGTGAGTGCTGGAATGACCTCGACGTAGGATGTGCCCGTCACCCCATCCACGCCATAGGCGTAGTCCAAAGTTTCCGCATTCCGCGTCACCGCCACCGTTGTTGTTGGGATATATGTGAGCGGGTAGAGCGGACCAGACTCGAATTGCGGTCCCCAGAGCAATACGGTCTGTCCCGTTCCTGGGTAAGTCGGTAACGGAGTGGCTACATTTCCTGGAAGCCCGCATATCTGCGGGAATGCCGTGGGAGTGGAGACCGTACCATGCTTCGAGAGATAGCAGCGATACCACCCATTTGCCAACGGGATCATTCCGGCAGTGTAGCCATTGCTGCTTCCCACCGTGCCCGTTTGGAGATTGAAGTTGGCGTACCAGACCGTGCCGTTATCGTCAATCGCGAGTTGGAACCAAGGCATTGTTCCAGCCTTGGCAAACACGCTCCAGTTATTGTAGCTGCCAACTACGGAGACAAGACCAGTACCTTCAAGGAATTTGTGCACTCCCGCAGTCGCATTATCAGTAAACAGAAACGCATTGTCGCTACCGTCAGGAGCGCCGGGAACATTTATGCCTACGGTGCAATTGGTCCGAGTCCAATTCGCCATATCATCAGACCGGAGCATCTTGTTCGTATCAGCAGGCTCGCAATGGAACCCGTAGAATGAGGACAATGGGGAGCCAACTCCTTCAGCAACCATATTGCCCACTACAGAATTTCCATTCGTCGTATTGAAGTACTTCACTCCATCCACGCCCGCACCGTTGTACGGAGTAGCGAGAACACCCATACTGACGTACTCGCCAGGAGCTTGATTCGCTTGTCCCGACACATCCTCAAGTTGCCATCCCCAGACGTACACGGTAAGCGGAGATGTGATTGTTGTTTGTGGGTAGATGAAGAGCCCAGTTCCACCGACAGTTGTTACAGGAGAGCCCACTGGAGCATTCGCAGCCATCCTCTGTAGAGCAGTTCCTGGCTGGACCGCAGCAGTGAGTAGGAAATGAGGGCCATTAAACCCGCTTCCTGATGCGCCCCAGAAGCCGATGGACTCAGTTCCAGTCAATGGGCGCGACAGAGCAACCCATACTGAGATGTGATAGTAGTGGCCGAAGTAGATGGTCCCACCGCCGAAGTTGCCACCCTGCCCAAGTCCTGTGGGTCCATTGGCCGGGAACCCGAGAGCAATGACGCTTGACTTCCCGCCATAGGCGATTTCCGCCTTAGTACCGCCACTTCCTGGAGGAGCCCAATTTGCTACATGGCCCTCACTGAAGACAAAGTTGTTCGCCACCCGCCGCGCCCCGGCAAATCTGGCCTCATTGGGGAGTACTTGTCGTACGTTGCCATCGCTGTTATACGTTGTCGCAAATGTGGCCCGAGTAAATGTCGGGTACGGCCCAAGATTGGGGAACAGCGAGGTTCCCAATGGAGCCCAGAAAGAAGGAAACAGTGTCGGATTAGATCCTGCCACACCACCATCACCGGCGACAGGCCACCCTCCTGAAGCACCTATCGGCGGACTACCAGTCATGTAAACCCGACCATCAGGAGATACGGGTATTCCACCGACATAGAAAAGTAGCGGTGGGACGGATGTCACGATGTACATCGACCCAAGATTGGTAAAGCGAATTCCACCCACCCATGGATCCGTCGCAGCGGGCACTGCGTCAATAACAGCCAATTCACCCGTAGTGGGGTCATACGTCATGCCGCCAAGCTGAGGCCACGCGGGCGTGGGAATAGTCGTAGTCACCAACAGACTACCGGCAGCGTTTACGGGAGCACGATTACTCAGAGGCATTGCGGCTTCTCCACGAACAAACGGGGGCCGTGGTCCGGCCCCCGTTCATACTGCCCAAGGGCTCAGGCGGCTTTCTTTGTCGCCTTTGCGTCTTCTTCGTCCTTGGCTTTCGCTGCCGCGGACGGAGCCGCTGCCGCTGCATCGGCGAGTGCGGTCACTTGGCCGGTGGTCAGCCATGCGTAGTCGCCCGTCACGAGCGCAACGCCCGTGTCGTTTGTCCACGTATTTCCGCCCGCCGCTGCCGCCGTGACGCCGTCCGTGCCGATGCCCGCCGTGGCTCCCGGAGCGATGCCCGTTGCGCCGACGCGGCAGAACTTCGCCACGGTGCGATTGGTGCCTGCGGGCGGCGTGATGAGACTGACAGTGCCCAGTGCGAACGGGGCTTGCGCGTCATCGGGCAAGCCCGAGGAAACGTTCAGTCGTTGCTTCCAGACGTTGGCAATCGTTGCCCCCGCCATCGGTACTGCAAATGCTCCTGCCGGCATGATGTTTCTCCTGGATACAGATGGGTTGAGGGGCGGCTTACGTGTTGTCCAGCCGACCTTGCAGCGAAGAGTTGCTGCAAGTCATGTTGCCCGCGAAGGCCAGGATCTGCGTGACTGCATCCTGGTTGATGGAGTACCGCTTGCCCGGATCCAGGGCGACGAAGTTGCGGTCCCGGTGCGGCCGGAAGAACGCATACTTCGTGTCCAGGAAGTACGCGACCGTTGCCGGTGCGAAACCGCCCAGACCGCCGTCGAGCACGACATCCGCGTCCATGTACTTGATGGTCGGGAAGCCAAGCGTGGCGCTGTCGCTGGAGCTGAAGCGTTGGATGGCCTGAAGGGACTGCATGTAGAACGCCCACATCAGGTTGTCCATCACGATCAGGTCCGGGCGGTTTTGGCCGCGCACGAGTTTCGCCCACAGGCGGTTCATGTAGACCTGGATGTTCGTGGCGCTGATGGCTGCGCCACCGGTCGTCGTGCCCTTGTAGATCTGGGGTTGCCAGAAGGGCCATGCGGCGCGATCGATGCCGCCGTAGGTTCCGGTCAGCGGGTTGGCCGGGATCATGGCATCCAGACCGGTGAGTTCCTTCCCGCCATAGCCCGTTCCGTTGGCGTAGACGCCTTGGGCCACGAGGTTCTGCATCGTGTCCTCGCCGACGGTCATGCGCCCTTCCAGCAGGTCGATGATCTGTTCCTTGCCGGAGTTTTGCAGCAGTTCCAGCCCGCTGATGGTGACCGGGCAAGCCGCTTGCTTGATGTCGAACTGGGAGGCGCTGATGACGTCCTGTGCGCCGGTCGGGAGCGTTTCGTAGCCGGAATACCATCCGGCGTTGCCGTTCTGTGCGAACGACAGCTCCTGCATGATCACATTGCCGCCGGAGAAGGGCTTGCTGTTCCCCCGGCCTTGCAGACGCCGCAAAAGGGCGTTGTTCTTTGTTACGTTGTCGGCGATGATCCCGCTACGCGACTGGATCGTCGTGGCGATGATGTCGCTGACCTGACTGTTGGCGAATGCCATGTGATGCCTCCGATGGGGTGAATTACGTTGCGGCTCTTGTGCGCTGAGCCATCGGAGGCTGCGCTACGAACTGGGGTGAGTCACCTGCTCGTGCGTAGCAGTGTGCGCCACCCCGGCCCCAAATGCAAGCACTTTATACACGACCTCCAGGGCTCGTGAATTGAGCTTCTAGGAACTCCCTCAGCTTGCTTGGATCAGCTCCTGCCGTCGGCGTTACCGCGACAGCGCCGGGAGCCCCATTCACCGCAGCGAGCGCATTGCGGTTCTTGGACTGCGAGGCAGCACGGGCAATGTCAGCCGCTTGCTGAAGAGCCACCCGCACTTGAGGGTCCGCCCAACAAGCGCGGTCGTAGGCGTCCTGCAGATTCGCAGCACCGCCACTGGTCAGCAACCCGGCCATCGCAGGCCGCACCCGCTCATAATACTCGTGCCCCGGAGCATTGACAAACTGCTCCAACTCGGTCTGTACTTCCTGCTGAAGCCGAACCTGCTGCTGAGTACCGGCGCGGGCGTCGTTGATGGTACGGGAGTCAGCCTGCCATTCCAACCGCGCCTTTTCGGGGTCGATCTGCCTTTTGAGATCGATGCCGTACTGCTGCGCGAGGGACATGAAGAGCGCCTGCTTGTGCTCGGGGGAGCCATAGCGGAGCGTGTAGCTCGTTTCCAGCAGTGCTCGAATTGCCGCCTGCGGCGTCGCGCCTTCCTGTTGCAGAATCTCCGCATAGGGGGCGAACTCCCCCATGATGGAATCACCAAACTTGCGAGCATCGCCCGCCCGTTGGAGACCGACGGTAATTTCGCGCTCTCGGCGTGTTATTTCGGCTTTGAGGGACGGATCCAACTTCCCCCATTGCGCCTTGGCATCATCTTTCCACGCCGCAGGAGCAACGTCGGCAGCGGGCGTTTGCGCCGGAGGCTGACCCGTTGCAGGATCCACTGGCGCAGCCGGAGCTTGCGGACTCGCGGGAGCGGTCGCCGCGTCTGGCGCGTCAGGACGTCCCAGATGAGCCGGTGTGTCCGCCGTCTTTCCACCTACAAACCTCCCACGCGAATCACGCCCCTCGCGGGCCGCAGGCGCGGGCGTCTGGTCACCACTCGGCGCTTCCGCCGGGGCGGCAGGTTCGGGTGTGGGTGGAGTTGCTTGTTCGACGGTGTCAATGGCAGCATTGAGAGAATCCGCTATTGATGGGGGTGCTTGTTCTTCCGGTGGCATGTCGTCCTCTAGGTTAGTCCCGAGCCTTGTGACCTCGTGATACGCGATCTGTGTATTCCCAGATCATCTCACGCCGCGCCTGCTTCTCCTGCGGCGTGTTGAATACTGGCTTGCGATTCTCATCTCCCTTTTCGAAAGGGACGACGTTGTGCCGACGCATGTGGTCTTCGTAAGCGCGACGCCCTTGAACGGAACTGCCATCGAGCGGGGAAACAAACGCTGGAATATCCCCATGCACCATCGGCAGTCTTTCCACCTCTGGATCAATAGGTACTTCCACCATGCTATCCGTAGCTCGATCATAGCGAAACCTGCGTCTCATTTCTTCCTCGCCTTACCCTTGTCCGCAGCCACGAATTCCTTGGCGACGGACTGTGGAATCTTCGCCTTAGCGGCGAACTTGGAGTTGTGCGCCGCCGCTTGCATGAACTTCGCTTGCTTCTTGCTAACGCTAGGCATTTCCAGGCTCCTTCTTCGCTTTTGCCGCTGCCTCAGCCTGTGCGAGAGCTTGCGCGGCAGCATCCGCTTCTTGCGCCTGCCCCTGAGCATGTGCTTCCGCACCTTGATCCAACCCCTGAGCATGTGTTTGATCGGCTTGTGCGAGTCCTTGCAGACCCTCCGCGGCCCCATGCGCCAGTTTCTGCGCCTGCATTTCGTCCGTATGCGCGAGTTTCTGTACGTGAGCGGTGCCCGTAGCGGCGAGGTCCTGCTGCGTCTGCTGTGCGGCGGCGTCCACCTTCGCCGTGGTCGTCAACGCGATGGCCTCCAACGCAAGTGCGTTCTTTTGCCGCATGAAATTGAGCTCTTCCTCGTGCTTGGCATTCGTGTATCGCAGGTCTTCCTCGTTGCCCTGCTTCTTTATCCCAAGCAGCTCCTGTTCCCGCGCCGCGTCGGCTTGGTGCTTCTCCTGCTCCTGCTGCATGGCTTGCTGATGCGCCTGCGCCTCCGCCTGGAGCTTCTGCGCTGCTGGATCAGGCGGTGGCTCGGGTGGCCCTTGCTTCGCCATCTGCGCGATGCCCTGCTCGATCTCCCCTTCTATGTCGCGGCCTATCTTGAAGCCACGCACCGACCACAGCATGATATGACCGATCATCGGCGCAATTTGCGGCATCTTCTCCACTGCGGGCACCATCTGCTGCATCAGGAACCCGAAATTCTGCATAAAGTCATTCCGGGCGGTCTGCTCGTCCTTGTCATCCTGCTCCGTAATGGCATCGACGCTGACCGTAATCTTGTGTTGGATCAGTTTGCCGTCCTTTATCAGCTGGACGGCCTGTGGAACGTACTGGAAATCCGGTCCCTCGGGATCCGCAAGGTCCGCATTGATGATCAACGTCTCCGGTTGGAAGAAATTGGTCATCAACTGCGCGGCCATGTTCACCAAGTCGCTCGCAAACCGCGCAATGTCCTTCTGTACGTCGTTGATACGAATATTGGCGAACTTCTCCTTGATGGTCTGCGCGGTGGCCGTTTCCGAGGCCACGCTCGCACCACGCACGATGTCGGCAATGCCCGTAATTTCGTAGATGTCTTGCTTAACCGTCCCACGGTCCGTAATCAGTTGCGTGAGGACCTTGGACACCAGTTCCACTGGGAAGAAGTCAACCGTCCCCTTGAGCCCGCCGCGTTCGGCAAACATGGCCCAGTTGTCCACCGGGATCATCACATTGTCTACGCCCTCCGTAAGGAGCCTTTGAACTCCATCCTGCGTCTTATCATAAAGGCCGATAACCTTAAGAGCTTGCGTAAGGAGAGATATACGATTCGTGATCTGATCGAGTTCCTGTGCTTGATCCTGGTACATGCAGTAATCAGGAATAGGAATTGTGCTTTCGTTAGTCGTTGTTGCGAGCAACGGCTTCGGGCACGGGAAGAAGTCGTCCAGCTGGAACAGGTCGTCCCGCACATCGAGGATTTCCGTGTGGTCCTCGCAGAGCCAGTAAACCTTGAGGTCATCTTTGCTCCAGATCTCCCAAATGGCCGCTTTCTTGAGCACGCCACTGCCGGGGCCGAAAGGCTTGTTCCCGAGCTTGTCTTCCTCGGTGATTTTCTCCGTGTGGTTCAGCGGTACGTCCTTAAACACGGCTTCCCCGAACCGCTTGTTGCCGTTCTCCCGCGTCATGTACACGCGACGGGCAACCCAACAGCACTCATCCCATGTCCGGCACGGCGACATGCGGAAGTCTTTCCAATACACGTAGTCAAAGCAGATTTGCTCGCCACTGATGACCTGCGACTCGTACGCATCGCCCGTGACGGCCTTGTTCTGCGCATCCGGCGACTGCGGGGGCGTCTGCGGCAGCGGCGTCGGCTGTGGCGCTCCCAACATCGGCAGAGGGCCGGGAGGCAACTGCTCGATCGGCGGCTGCGTCGGCGGCGGCATCCCCGGTGGACCTTGAGGGGGTTGCGGAAGCTGAGGGGGTGCCGGGGGTCCGCCCATTGGGGCGGCACCGGGGACTCCCCCTTGCGGCGGCGGCGGCGCTCCTTCTGGCGTCCCCGGCATAGGGGGTTGAGGTTGCTCTGGCTGCGGGGGTGGAATGGGCGGCAACGCCGTCGGCCGCGTGTGATACACGGGCTTCAAATCCGCCACGTAGCGGACCCACGCTGTTCCCCGGCCCGGTAGCAGCCGATCTTCCACGCATTGGTTCATCGTGGCGTCGAACATGGAGTGTTCGCACACCGTGAAATGCAGGTTCCGCTCCATTATGGACGCGGCTACCCGGTTGACCTGACTGGAAGTGTCAAACCGGCGTGATACCTCCGGCGACGGTGGTTTCGAGTACACCGCAGGCTTGAGCGTCTGCACATTCGCCCACAGGATGTTGAATTTGCGGTCCTGGGCGTCCACAGCGTCCCGCTCGTCGCGGTAACGCTTGAGTGTCTTTTCGCCTTTCTTGTGCCAGTTCTGCTCGGACCTCTTCCCGGCGTCCAGCTCGGCCTTCCATCGCTTGAGTTGGCCGACCTTGCCCTCGCCAAAGTCGGATATCTTCTCCAACGCCGCTGCTCCACGGGACATCTGGTCGTCGCTGTTCGCTGCGGTCATTATATTCTCCGATTCCACCTGCCCGTGGGCGCTGGAAGTGTCTTCCAGAGCTCGTTAAGCTGCATCCCCTGAGACATTGGGGGTTTTTCCCGATATTTCGGCGGCACCCAGATCGTTTGCGGGGTTGTCCCGAAGTCTTCCCTGTAGCCCAGTGCGCCTATCCGTAAGGCGTCGGCGTAATGGCTCGTCCAGTCGTGGCGGGGTCGCTCGTGGAATGCCTTCTTGTCTTCACTCCACTCACGTTGGTACTGCTTGCACGCCTCCAGTCCCACCCGGCAGTTGCTCGCATCGAAGCACGCAATGGCGAGCATCTTGCGGGTAGCCTGAATCCCATCCTGCACCGACATCTCCGGGGCAATCCTCCCTCTGATGTCGTGCGCGAGTAGCTGCTCCTGCATACTTCGCCCCGTCTGGAGGCTCTTCGCTCGTACGTCGTGGGGCAGATAATATGTTCCATACTGCCAGTCGTACTGGTCCCTTTTCTCGTGGAGGACTTGAACGTAGTCACTTATTTGGAGCCCGGAGGCCGCGTAGCAGTCGAAGAAGATGGGGCGATTAGCGATAACCTGGAAGAACCAGATGACCGTGTCGTCGGTGTACCCGAGGTCCCAACAGGTGTAGACCTTATGACCCTCTTCGTATGGATAGATTCCCACACGATTCTCAAGTATTGCTCGGTTGATATCTCGCCCATAGAAGCTGCCACGTATGGCCGCGTCGAAGCTGCATTCGTACTCCTGGGCGTATTCTTCTTCATCCATCATCTCCCGGGCAGCTCTTAACTCCTCCTCGTCCAATATTCCAGACTCGGAGGCACGGAGTATCATGCTGAACCATTCGGGGTTGTTCTGCGCGTTGTCCCAAATGTCCCAAAATTCATTCTTCCCTGCCGGGGTGCCCATAAAGACGGCCCACCCCTTGCGATCACTCAGGGCCGGCCTGATAATCTCCGGCCACAGTCGTGGCTTCTGCTGAGCCGGCTCGTCCATCAGCACGCCGTCGTGATACAATCCCCGCAGTGCGTCGGGGTTGTCCCCTCCAAACAGGCGCACTCTTGAGTTATTGACAAGTTCAACCGTCAACTCCGCAATATTGGCCTTCCTCCGAAAGGGGGCGCTATACCGCAGCAGATAGTCCCACGCCACTGACTTAGCTTGACTGTAGAACGGTGCGACGTAAGAGTATCTTGCGTTCTCCTTGGGCGTATACATCGCCCTCTCTACCAATTCGTTCACTCCCGCTACGGTCTTACCTGCGCGCCTGTGACATACCAGTACTCCCCACCGCTGCGTCCTCTCGTGGAACGGTATAAACTGGTGGCGGGGGCTGTAGATACTGTGGAGTTCATCCACTCGACTCTACCTTCTGGACCAGTTCCCCCTCTATCGCTTCTGTCGGCTGCACCCCCAGACTGTCCAGGGGTGACTGTTTGATGGAATGGATGACCTTGAATACGTGCTCCCCTAGCGGTCCAGCGCCGGTGATCTGCTGCGGTAGCTGTCGGGACATCAATTCTTCAAGTTTGGTGGGGTGCGCCCTCCAATATGCTCGCCACCACTGGGGAGTTCCTACCTCAAGCGCTCCTGTCAATGCTCTTTTCTGGAGCTCTTCTATCCCCTTTTTGATGGTTTCGTCCATGAGGCGAACTATACACGGGCGCGGCCCATAATGCAAGCACTTCATTCCATTTCCCACAGTTCCTGTCGTGGTTCCCTTTTCCTGATGGAAATATCTCACCAGAACATGCGGGGGTGGGGCGACTCCACAGGGCCACCCCCGCCTGCGGGTTCACTGGGGGGTGCCTAGACCACCGACAACGGAACGTTTGTGGTTTTGCGAAAAGACAACAGACCTAGACCAAGAACGCAACAGTGGATACGAAAGAGCTCATCCCGAATTCGCATCCATACGGTCCGCGTCGGCACCTGGATGCGACCATAGACGCGCCGAGGCCGGTCTACGGAGGGGGCCATATGCATAGGAGGCGCGGCCTGTGCAGGCCCAAGGGTGCAGGCCGTGTCGCCTGCAAGGGCTGTAGGGTAGGTAT